AAACCCCTCGTGCGGCATATCAACAGGGCGCTTTGCTACCTTTGGATTGTTTACCTCTGGCTTTACACCTGCCTTGCGAGCTTGGTTTACCGATACGTCAGCATTCGGGTTTTTAGCATCAGGAGTTACGCCTTCTGCTTTTGCCAGGTACGTTTTCCGCATCCAGAAGTGGTGGCACCGTGCGCCTCCTTTGTACAACCAAATGTCATATGTTGATGCACCACGTGGCCCGAATCCTTTTCCGTTTTTGGAAACGCTATTTACCACCTGGTCTTTCATCCGGATAATGTCCTCCTTGCGGTAGACCTTATTTTTCTCCACCATCAATTTACAGAACTCACGGCTATTTGGCTTGGTGCTACCGGGCGCATACGAGTAACGAATCTTGTACTTACGGCCGTCTTTGGTTTCACCGTCCTGGTCAGACTTAGCGTTTGGGAAGGCCTCACCGGTCTTTACTTTGGGGCTCTTAGCAAACTGCAAAATAGAATCTAAGTATTCTTCTTGCTCGTAGTCCACCGGACGTTCGTCCACCAAATCCCAATTGTCCAAGTCTTCGTCTTCGCCAAACTCTTTTAGCGTTTCGAACATTTCGTTTAGAACCTCATCAGATACGTCAGCAGACAAAGCAACGCTGCTATCTTCTACCCCTGTATTCTCTTCAATAACCTCGGCAGGAGCAACAATCTCCTCCTTAAACTCCAACGGCTGCAAGGTCTTAAAATAGATGTTTAGAGACGCTCCGTTGTAGGATAGCACTTGCTCTATTGCATCAAGGATAATCTCCTGTAATGGTCTAATAACCACGTTATCGAACAAGATAGATGCCGTCTTCAATTCGTCAGCATTATTACCCAAACCGCTATTGTCCTTAATGCCCAAAAGCATCGGGCTTGTTACCCGGTGGCCTACCATAATCTTCTGCGTACATTCCGAAGAAAGGAATTGGTACTGCTCGCTTGCATCCGATAATTGTACGGGTTCGATTGTTGCTGCGAGTTCCTTGTTATCGTTGAAGGCCAAGATAAACCGACCAGCATTCGAACTACCGGAGAACTTATCCGCAATACGTGCCTCGATTAGGGTCTGCTCTTCTTCGGGTGGTGTTCCGTTGTTGAAGTTAATCAGCATAGACGGTGCAAGTCCGTTCTTGATGTTGCTGATGTGGTAATTGGCTACCTCTTCTTCCAATTCCGCATACGGAAGTGAACCTTGGTAATCCGTAGGTGCGTAGTAGTAGTATCCTGCTTTATAAGGTTTAATATACAGAATCTCGATTCCTGCCTTAGACATACCAAACGCCTCAATGCGTACAGGTACCTCTTTGCGTTGTGCTACACGGTTCCAATCCTTTGCGTAGTAGTATGCGGGAATGAATCCATCTTCGTTGGCACGTTCAGCACGCAAGGTCTCTACCGGGATATGCTCAACGCCTACAATCTTGGAATGGTCTTGGTTGTAAATCACCTGAAACGCAGCATTGCCCATCATCTTAAAATCACTAACAACCTTCTTTACGCAGTTCTTGGTAAACAAGCCCATCATCATTGCGTACTCATCTGGCTTCTGTGCTGCGTCTGTTGCGGCCAGACCCTTACCAAAAATCATATCAATCACGCCATTGATAATAGCGTTGTTGGTAGGACTTCCGTTGTATCGGTCAATCAGGTACTGGAAGTAATTGTTATCATCTCCGTACTCAATCCAACTCTTTCCACTAACCTCTTTTACCTGCGGCTTAACGTAGGAGTTGAGGGCCATAAATCGTATGTTGCTCATATAATTACGAACGTGTTATCTCCTGCCTGCTCTTGCGTGTAAACGCCATTGTTTACCGTGAACTTCTCGAAGTTTGTTTGGTTCGTGCAGAATACACGACCTCTGTATATCAAATTTACGCCATCAAATACCTCCAATAGGTAAAAGTTTGCTTCCTTTAAAGTCCAAGCAGCATTCAACGTCATATAGCCGTTTGCGCTTGTAGGAGCGATTGTTTGCGTTTGGGTGGTATTGGTAGATTCATTCGTTAACCGTGCTGATACAGAAGCGGGAAACGAGCGAGGGATGATTACTAAGTTTTGCGCACTTGCGCTTGTAGTTAAAATGTTCATCTTACAAATAACTCGTTTGTTGCTTTTTGTTTTAAATAAAAAAGCCACCCCGAAGGATGGCTCTCTTAAATTGAAACCGATTTATTAAATCTCCGGTAATGATTGTTTTAAGTCTTGCTCCAAGTCGTTTCTGAGGTAAGCAATCTTCGCCTCCAATAATGCTGCTTGTTGTTGCGACTTATTGTATGCTGGAATTGTGTTTGCCGCTACTCCTAATTCCTTTGCCTGATTAACGATTTCCTTTTGGGATTTCGTGATACGGGAAAGGATGGATTGCAACACCTTCAACGCCTGGCTTCCCTGATTGCTGATGGTTCCGTACCGGCCTTTCAAACGTGCAGCGTCAGATTCAAATTCCCGTGCATTCTTTACGATAACATCGTAATCGGAACTGACCGTAGCCAGGTCACGCAGTGCCGCTTCTAAATCGTCTGTTGCTGCAAGTTCAATCCGCTGGGCAGACATTCCGTTCATAATCTTTAATGCCTTTTCCATAGGTCATTAAAAATCAGAACCAGTTACAATAGTTGAAATTCCAGCAGCAGACAAAGTACCGTCCAAGAAATTAGCAGGAACCTGCTCTTGTCCGTTCAATACCAAGGTGTATCCTGACATATCGCCCATAGCAGCACCGGTAACAATCGTACCTCCGGTAACCTCACAACCGTGTTCCAAACCTGCAACGAAGAAATTAGAGTTGCGGTCTTCTACAATCACGATAGGACGTCCGTAAGCCATCAACTTGATTTCCTTGTGTGATTGCTTGCTCAATTTGTGCAAGGTCAAATTCAAGGTTTGGTCAAAGAAGGTGGTTCCGTTATCACGACTTGAAGTGATTGCCTGCTCAAAAGAAGAGGTTCCTTTCAATTCGTATTTGTATGCCGTTAGACCGCTTCCTAGCGTGTCGATAGCGTCTGTATTGGTTACATCGTAGGTAACCGTCAGGTTCTGATAGTTCAGAAAGTAAACCGCCTGAATGCCACCTACAACGTCCTTGCAAGGTTCAATGCGGCCAAGGGATAATGCACAAGCCATTTTATTTTTGTTTAGTTGGGTTAAAAAAGAAAGGGGTGGGGCGTCATTACACCACCACCCCTATCAAGGAATTTAAGAACGATTAAGCTCCGTAGTAAACGATGTCGCTACCGATACCGTATTGGATACCAGCGCTCAGGCGCATAATCAAACGGAAGTTTTGAGAGCCATCGATGTCAGCCATATCAATCAGGCGAACTTCGTTCTTGTCGCTCAACAAGCCAGTTCCGAAGAACAAGTTAGACTTCTGTGCAGCAACCATTTTGTTGGAAGACAAACCATTTGCAACGGCAACCTTGATTCCGTCAAAGTACAACTCCTGGTTGTTGAACCAAGTGGTACCTGCATTGTCAACACCGTTAGCACCTACTCCTGAAGCGGCAAAGCCACCCAAGGCACGTACGTAGGCCTTAGCCACGTTCTGAGGAACGTACAAGTACAAATCCTCCTTACCGTACAAAGCAGCAGGGATAGCGTCAACTACCTTACCCAATTCGGTGATTACGTTAGAAGCAGTAACGGTAGTACCGGTTACATCGATAACGTCAGAATCAGCAGCGAACAAAGTTTGGAAACCTGCGAACTGACCGGCAGAAGCGTTAACGCCAGACCAGATGTTTTGCTCAATACGAGCAGCAACACGCTCGGCAGCGTAGGCAACGATGAAGTCAGTAAAAGAAGCAGGTACATTCTTGAAAGAAGAATAACCCATTTCTACGGCCTGCCAGGTTTGTTCGAAGTCTTTCTTACACATCTGCAAGTTAACTTGGAACTCTTCCAAGGTCAAAACACGCGGTACATTCTTGAAAGAAGAATAACCCATTTCTACGGCCTGCCAGGTTTGTTCGAAGTCTTTCTTACACATCTGCAAGTTAACTTGGAACTCTTCCAAGGTCAAAACACGCTCGGTCAAGGTCACGGTAGACGTAGGGTCGAAGTCGCAAGTAGCGTCCTTCAGGATGTCATCGGTAGATACCTTTTGGATAACGGATTTGTAATAGACATTAGGCATAATTTCGATAAGGCCTTTGTCCAAGGTGGGTGCGCTCAAAAGAGCAGCGGCAACGTATTTACCGGCAAATTCGCCAGCATACGTAGTGGTGATTGAAGTATTCGTGGGCATTGTTTAATTGATTTATTTGTTAATACGGGCAAGAACTCGGTCAAGAGCAGACTCCGGGGCATTCTGTGCGAGGTTCACTCGTGCAGGGGCAGGTGCTGCTTCTGGGTTGTGGCGGATGGGCATAGCAGCAGGCATATCCGAGGACATCTCTTGCTTCTTTTTTGCCATTTCCTCTTTGATTGCTGATAACTCAGCTTTCATCTCTTCAATGAGTGGCATAACCATCTCCTTGATTTTGTCTTCCATCGTTGGCTCTACGGCTGCTTCAACCTCGATTTCAACGGATGGCTCTTCTTCTTCTACCTCGGCTGTTGCTTCTTTGATTTCACCGATAACACCTTCTTCAACTACAACCAAGATGCGGCCATCTTCCATTTGATACTCACCGACTGGGACTGCAATACGGTCTTCCTCTGATACGATGAAAATGGGTTGGCCTGCCTCGAATGATTCAGCTTCAAGGACGGTGCCGTTATCGAGTTTGGCTTGCGCCAACTCAACCTCGGATGTCTCAACTGCGGACAGTTCGGCAAAGAATTTCTGGAAAATTTCTGTTGCTTTCATAATTCAAATTACTCGTTAATTGGTTTTGTTACATTTTTAGGTTGGGACTTTGACAGTAACTCCCACTCCCTGTGCCTGGAGCGAACCATCGCAGCACTTCTTTGAGTAGGTGTTGTTCTTGCACAAGCAGCCACGCTTGTCTCCTTTTGGTTGACCAACGCTTTGCGGCAAGACCTCCCCATAGCAGGAAGGAAATAGTACCACAAGCAGCGGTATCGCTTTCATCGTAGTACGCCTCTGCACGGGATAGGTACGAGTACATACGTGTAATGGTCTCTACGCTGATAGCACGTCCGTCTGCGAGTTGTTGCGCTCGAATCTTGCCAACTGCCGTGGCGCATTTGTTTCCGCCTTTCTCGTTTAGTTCAATTCCTCGCTTTGCGTTGTTGCGTACTGCTTCCGGGTAATCCGTGTAGGATTCCATTTCAATTCGCTTCTTGCTTTTTAAGCGGCCATCCTTTTTAATCTTGGCGATGATATTGGATAGCATAAACTCTGCTTCCTCTTCCTCGATGCGTTCCAAGTGGGATTCCATCTGCATCTTATCCACAAAGTACCCTTCAATGGAAAAGCCCTTAACCCGTCCTGTCTTAACGTAGTTGTTCCAAATGTCATCGTTGTTGACCTTCATAGATACCATCCACGTACCCTCTGGAAGTTCCAATCCGTAGATAGCGGTCTTATCTTTTTGCGGGTCTTCTACAATCCACGACTCAACAACCGACAAACCGCTTAACTCGGCTGCGTGTTCAAGGGTTGTGTTGCCTTGGTATCCACGCATCAAGAATAACTCAGATGCCTTGCGTACCGTCTCCTTTGAGAAATACACATAGAACTCTTCGCCTCCTTGGTTGCGGTAGATTGTTTTGTTGGGAATCAAAGCAGCACCCATTAGGATACGCTTCTCT